TTGATTGATCTGGTAACTTTTGGTACACTGCTTCGCGATACTCTACTCAAGCATGGTATTGATATTGCTGTTATTGCACCAACTTCTATGAAGCTACGTGCAGCTATGCTAACTTATCCGCCTATTCAGAAAGGTAAGAAAACGGAGTATAGAAATAAAGCTGGTGTGTCTGGTGGAGGATTCTCCAAACATGATATGCTTATAGCATTACTAGAAACACCCAATTACGAAAGTGATTGGCAAGAAATGCTAAGATCATACGAAGAAGAATTAAGTAGTTTAAAGAATATCCCTAAGCCAATTGAAGATTTAAACGATGCTGTATGGATGTATTGCATCGTACAAGAAGAGATTAAGAAAAACCAAGAAGATTATAAGAAGATATTAGAAGACCTAAGACGTATCTAAGAAAAGCTAAGACGTAGGTACAGAGGACAGGTTGACGGCATTTTCGATAGCCTCTGTACTCAAATAATAAAAACGAAAACGCAACTGAGCTACGTTGAAGGTGTAAGATGGCACAATTCTTGTGTAACGGCCCGCACCCTACTCATGCCACTGGTGGTAATCGTCTGGTGGAACAACATGCAGAGATATACAGAGTCAAGAACCTTATATGTGAAACTTGGTGAGATTGGTAGCCTCGCTGTCTATTATTGACAATAAAAAGCTATACTCTGGTAAATTCGATGTAAGCAATAAGTTATTATATGCAGGTATAGTAACGAAATGATTATCCGTACTGTAACATGAACTAATTGTTAGTTTTTTAGTATCTTCTTATATCCATGGTCTAGATTGTTCTAATCTCTTCCTGTTATTAACTATTGCCTAATAATATATAAGAAAGTTCCTATGGCCCCTGCGGGGAAAAACAACAGTTGTTCACGGGTTACGGGCCAGCTATTCCCAAAAGAAAATATCTTGACAGATGACCCTCCAATGCTATACTCCCAAGACTCTAAACAGGAAACACTAAACCATGACTAATCTGATTCCCATTGAAGAAAAGCCTATTCCAGTAGAAAGAAACATTTGGAACTATTGGCCAATGGAAAATTCAGAGCCTCGTCACACTCAGCGTATTGCTGGAGACTGGATGGCTTCGCAACCGGCTAACGTTCGCTTCCTACTGTGCCAGATGCCGGTAGGTGGCGGTAAATCGCCTCTAGCCCTTACCTACGCCGGTTACGCTGGCCATGGACAGTTGGGGACCAGTTATATCCTAACACCTCAGAAAATTCTTCAGAGGCAATATGAGCAGTCTTTCCCCAAGCACCTGCTAGCCTCTCAGTATGGGCGAGCCAACTATACCTGTCATAAGCGTCCTGATATGGACTGCGATACTAGTGATGCTTTCAATCCGAAGTGCAAGAACTCGTGTGTGGCTCGTGTAGCGTTTCAGAATGCCTGCATGACGCCTAACATGGTATTGAACTATAAGCTCGCGCTTCTGTATTCCGAAATCTATTACGGTGGCGCTGATGACGATAGTGAGGCCGGATTCACGGGGCGTGACCTCATGGTATTTGACGAGTGCCATACACTTGAACATCATCTTGTCAGTCATCGTGCAGTTACGATTACTAAGAAGCGATGCGAAGAACTCAAGATCAAATTCCAAGAATGGAATGAAATTCTTGACGCCATGGAATGGATTGAAGAGGAATACCACCCTGCACTTCAAAATGAAATTGCGAAGCTGCGCAGTGAGGTTGACAGAATTGAAAATGACGAAACCTTGAAGAAGGGGATGCGAACGCCTCGCGCTTCTGAACAGAAGACTATCAAGCGACACACTCGCTTGAAGCGTCACGCGGCAGCTATTGAACGGCTTATGCGAGTTGACCCGGAAGAGCTTATCAAGACTCACGTTCTTGTACCTGAGTGGGAACAGCTAAGTATTAAAGAACTTTATGGTAAGAGTCTCTTCAATGGTCTGATGCGGCCTATGGCAAACCGTTTCCTGTTCCTGTCGTCTACGATTCTGAACCCTGACGCTTTTTGCCGTGATCTTGGAATCAAGCCGGAAGAGTCGGCGTTTATTGACTTGGATTCCGAGTTCAAGAAAGAAAACCGTCCTGTCTTCTATATGCCTGCTGCGAAAATGTCATATGGGTGGGACAAGAAAGAGCGTCAGTCTGATCGCGACAAGATGCGTGATAAAATTATCAAGCTATGTAATATGCATGGTGATGAGAGTGGAATCATTCACTCTGGTAGTTTTAAGATTGGTAAGTGGATCGCTGATGAACTTAAGGATAAAATTCCTCAAGAAATTATCTATCAAGACCCGAAGGGTGATCTGACTCGTGATCAATATATCAATTACTACATGGAGCAGGCGGCACAGCGTCCGATGGTGATGATTTCTCCGTCGCTGACCGAAGGATTGGACCTTAAACATGATTTGGGTCGTTTCTCTATCATTGCTAAAGTGCCATATCCATTCCTTGGCGATGCATGGGTTAAGAAGCGTATGGAGCTTTCGGAAGAGTGGTATCAACGACAGGCAATGATCAATATCATTCAGGCTGGTGGGCGAGTTGTTCGTGCAGCAGATGATTGGGGTAACACTTATATTCTAGATGAAAGTTTTGGTTTTTTGCTATTTAAAACTAAGAGTATGACACCTCGCTGGTGGCTAAATGGCTTTAAAAAAGTAGGTAAAAAGTAATGTAATATATTTGACACCAAAAACTACTAGACCTATTGTGCAGTGCAATATATACTCGTGTTACCAATCTACACACGAGGTAATTTATGAAATTCATATACTCTGTACTTTTTTCATTTGCACTAGCAATTCCATGTATTTCTATGGCTCAAGATGAACGCGATGAATTTTCAGAAATTCACCAAAGAACTCTTCAACGATATGATCGTGACAGTGTATTGGTAGGTGAAGAAAGATTTAAGTACTACACCAGCTTTTCTGAAATTGACGGCGACTGTGATGATTTTGCAAGTGCTGTTTATTATGAACTATGGAAACGTGGCATACCTGCAACAATTCTAACTTACGATCATGTAGCAAAAAAATATAGACATGTGATTGTGTGTTCAGAAAATTATTGCTCCGATGTAAATTCTTCCGATATTTACAAAAGAAAATATGTAGACGATGCGATTGCTCATGGCCGTATCAATCTCGTTATAGAAGGCGAGTTATGGACAGCAGCTATGTATGATATGGCTATTCATGAAATAATAGCAAGAATGTCAACTGCGACTGCATAGGAACATAGTACCTTGACTGTAACACAAATGTCATATATACTTATAGGAACACTAATAGGAGGTTCTTATGAGAAATTTATTTTTGACAATTGTGTTAGTGATGCTAGCACTACCCGCAGTTGCACTTGAGCGTAGTCAAATGCAAGAAATTCACGCTGACGCGGCAATGCGTTATGCTAATGAATCTGCCACAATGACTATTACTTTCATGCCCAATGATGTTATCGACGTAAGTGAAGGTTATCTACGAGAAGTTTATGACCAGCTTAGTGATATGGGTGCAGACCCGTTGATAAAGGTTATTGAGGTTCGTAGAAGTGATATGCGACATGTTGTAACATGTGCAAATGGCTTTTGTTTTGATCCAGCAGCCACAATGTTAGTACCGGAGGCAGTATTAAAACAACCCAGCTTCCGTGTTGTTAAGACAGGAAAGCTGCCTGAATAATCAGGCAGCATCCTTTATTTCAGAAAATCCATTTCTAAGTTCGATCACCATTTGGTCTTTGAACATACTCGCAATCTCGTCGCGGTGGCTAATTACAAACATTGACATATTAGATTCATTTGTAATCTCTTTGATCATTTTAGCCGCTGCGATTACGCCAGCATTGCCCAATCCGGTATCCAAGCATTCATCTAGCATACAGAAGTCAATTTGACCGTGCCGTGCCTGTAATACATCTCTAAAAGCGAAGGCTAAGGCTAAGTTTACACGGGCTCTCTGGCCCGAGGAGAGGCTTCCAAAGCCTAGTGTCGTTCCAAACTGACTGATCTTGGCAGTCATATCGGGCTGGAACTGTACAGTATGCGGTAGTCCAAGCTTAGACAGATATTTCATTAGCTGTTTGTTCAAGAAAGGTAGACTGTAATCTAGCAATGCCTTTCTGATAAAAGAGTCTTTCTTTGTCAGCAGCTTGAGTAGAAACTCTTGGTGTTCCAATGTGTCTTTGAGTTCGTTCAGCTTCTTCGAGTCATGATCCTGTGGCTTTTGCTTAGCAAGATTATCCAACGTCTCTCTGTGAGGATTCTCTTGCTTTTCCAAGCTATCTAAATTTGCTTTCGCATTACGCAGTTCGCCTAAAGCAATTTCCACTTCAAGAATAGTCTTGAACTGTGACTCAGATTTTAAAGCATCGGCTTTTTTAGCAATGACTTTCTTCTCTGATTCTAATTGTTCTATCTTAGTTTCAGTCTCAGCTAATTTCGCTTTTAATTCATCAATATCAACTTTTTCTACTGAATCTAGAGTAGCTTGTGCAGAAATAGCTTTGTTCTTCAGAGTTTGTAGCGTAGCTGCATCTTTTACTACAGCACTCTCCGTGAGTTCCTGTATTTCTTCTTCGATTTTACTGGCATGTTCTTGGCTTTCAGCCAAGCCATCCAAGACCACGCGTAAGGTCTCCTCGTGTCCTTTGATTTCCTCTTTTGCACTGGCAAGCTTTTCTTCATTTTCTTTATACTCCTGTTGGCAATATGGACAAATGTTTTTTTCTAATTCATCAATCCATGCTTTAAGTTTTTCGATTTTATCTTTAGTTCGACTCTTTTCTAATAACATCTGGGCGCTATCTCGGCCAATGTCACCGTTTTTCATATGCAATTCATCAAGACGTGCAAGAATATTTTGCTCTTTTTCAAAGTCTACTTTCTTCAAAGTCTTTAGTACTTTCTTAGCTTCGACAACTTTAGCTTCAGTCGCTTCAGCACGAGCTATATCCTTAGCAACGGTGGATAGTTGAAGCCTTGCCTTTTCTAAATCATGTTCAATACTAGACAGGTCTCCTTGGTACTTAGAAAGATGACTATAAATTTGACGTTCACCGTCTTCATCAATTCCCGAAAGTTTATCAATAGTTTCTTGATACTCTTCTATCATTGTTTTTTGGCGACGTTCCCAATCTTCAAGCTGTTTAGTAGTAGAAGCTACGAGAGATTGATGTTTCTCAATTTCTTGTTGAGAACGCGCAGCAAGCTCTTCCTGTAGCTTAAACTCAGCTTTGGTGCCTTTAATATGTTCTTTTAGAGCATCAGCTTTTTCACGTAGTTCGGTGTAGCCAAATAGCTCTTCCATGATAGCGGTTTGTTCTGGTCCAGATAGTTCAAGGAATGGTTTGAAGTTAGCAGAGAACACGATGATTCTAGAGAATACCTCAAAGGGTATGCCAATGATACGGGCAATCTCTTTATCAGTATTGCTAATACTATCCGGGGTCTTCTCTTTCCATTCGCCGTTCTCATAGAATTCAAGTAGAACGTCAGCCTTGGTCTTGGTCTTACGACCGCGAGTAACACGGTAGTCTACGCCATTCTTGGAGAAGGTCAATGTAACCACCATGTCCTTCTGGTTGATGTTGTTAAGTAGAGACGGTAAGTCTTTCTTGGAAACAGTTTTATTGTACAGTACAAAAGACAGGGCATCTAGAATTGCAGACTTCCCTGCACCGTTACTGTCAACTTGACCGTCTACGATAGAATCATAGTTTCGACCAACTACAAGAATTGGCTTGTTGAAATCTAAGTTAATGGTAGTAACGTTATTACCATAGGACATAAAATTTCTGAGAGTTAGTTCTTTGAACTTCACAGCTATCATTATAGTTCCTCGTAAATTGAAATAAGTTTATCTTTTTTGATGTTAGTTGTTTCGACTTTGCCAAGCATTAGTTTAACACGAGCGTCTACGGTATCAAGCTGATCTAGTTCTTCAAGTATTTCTGTATTTTCTAAAGCATCTTTAAGCTCTGGACTTTCCTGTAACGTGAGTTCGCGCAGACCATATTTCTTGACAAGCTTTTCCCTAAGCTTCAAACTTTGCTTGTAGTCAATATCAAGATCGACTACGCAATTAACTGTAGCATCTTTTCTTAGAACCTTATCCGGCTTTTTAGCCATGACGCTAAGAGAAGTTTTAATATACGTTGGACAATCAGGCCAGTCGATGTATTCTATTTCTTCAGGTTCGTAAGTGTATAGCATCATACCACGTTCAGTATCATTTGCATCACTAAAGTCTGCTGGAAATACATTACCGATATAGGTTATGTTTCTAGATGTTTGACGTTTGTGAAAGTGTCCAGAGAAGATGCGTTTAGGTTTTAGAAAGTCTGAAGGGTCAGGCCCATGCTCCATTTTACGAGTATCGCCAGTAACTACAAAACCTTTAAATTCGAAATGTCCCCACCAGATAGGTATATCACCATATGCTAATAGTTCTGGATATTCTTTTTCAAAAAGGTAAGGAGAGAACAAGCTACCTTTGGGTCCACATTCTTCATGTACTATCGGCTCTCGGATTACATTGAATCCAAGTGAGTCGAAGAACCGAGTAGAATACACGTCCCTTGTGGTCCGGTAGTATAGATCATGGTTGCCTACAAGAAAATATACAGGAAGCCCAGTGTCACTAAGTGCTTGGGCTCCCGTATATGCATAGTCAAGAGTCATGCCGTTGATAGCTGCTCTGTGTTCGAACCAGTCACCTAGAAAGATGATATGGTCGGCGTCATTGCTGACTGCCTGTTCGCAGAACCATCGTATAAAGTTTAAGCAATCTTGGTTGTGTAGTTCACTGTTATTTTTGCGACCCCAGTGAATGTCGGTAAAACATGCTGCTTTATTCAGTTTCTTCCTCGTCATCGTAATCCTCATCGAGAGATTCAGCTTCGTCTAGAGCGTCCTCGCTCTCTTCACGCTGCTTTTCTCTTTCTTGTTCGTAGTCTTGCAGATAGGCATCTGACGGAAGCTCTCCCATGTTAATCAAAAGCTCATCTCGAACAAGTCGATGTTTTTTCTCTTGTGTGCAGTATTGCCAGAAGCTATACTTGATTGACTGAGTAAAATAAGCGAAAGCGTTGCTTGATTGATTAGGGTCGAAACTTCGCCAGCCGCGAACAATGTTCATCATTGCAGCGGATTTCATATCCTCTATATGAGGTTGGTAGTCGGAGTATATGTAACTACTGGCATATCTGTCAATAAGGAGTTGGATTTGCTTGGCGAATTCGTCGGTCATTCGATCTTTTTGTCGACAGTCTTCAATGACTGGCAGCATTTGTTTGTTTGTTAAATAGTATTTTTTCTTCGTTTTAGACATTTGTGCTCCATTTTAGCGTTGTTGTTCTTAGGAACGCTATTAAGTATACCATATTATAGTGTAAAAGTTCAATATATACGTTGGAAATAAATATCAGTATTATGGAGTGCATAAATGGCTACAAATCCGACAAATAATGTCGTCACATTAACTCAGTTTAAGAAGGATAATGGCGGCGCATTACAAGGCGCTAGAGATGCTGCTCAAAGGGAACGCTTACAGGAAGCTTTAATCGCTGACACAGCATTAATAGTGGGTGATACACCTGAAGATTTTTTTCGTTCTGCTGCGGCTGTGGATAATGCTATAAGAGAAGGCGTTGTAGAAGAATCTGTTATTTTTAATGTAAGCCCGTCAATGTCTGAATCTAGGTCAGCCGATTATGCTAATGCGGGTTTACCGTTACCGGCAGGCGTCGTGGTTTTTAAAACATTAGGTAACCCGGAATATAAAATCGATGCGAAGTTTGTATCAAGAACAACAGCAGAAGCTTCTATTAATTTCAAAAATGTAAATGTACTAAAATCGTGGTTAGTACCACAATCTAACGATATAAAAACTCAAAGAATAAATGGGCGTTTAAAAAATGCTTTAGAGTTTCCATATGAACCACCTATTTTAAGACTAAATGGATATGGAAACCAGTTTTCTAACATTCCTGTAGTAATAACTAGTTTAAGTATTGACTATCCTGACGACGTTGATTATATATCAACTACTGTAGGCGAATCTTTAGATCAGCCTGCCAGTGTACCAATTATTCAAAAAGTATCAGTAAGTTTACTTGCACTACATGCTCTAAGTGATTTAAAAAGAAGTGGTGATCAATTCTTCAAAAACTTTAATATTCAAGATTATCGCAATGGGACACTAAGGAGCTATTAATGGCATTTAAATTATATGAAAATAAATCTTCTATAGAAAAAAAGAATAGCCGAATGCTTCAAGGGGGAATCGTTGAAGAAGAAGGTGATTTTTTAAAATTTTGGGAACGTCGCAATTTTATTAGAAATAGTGATACTGATTTTGTTTTAACTGTGACTCGCCAATACGAAGGGCGTCCTGATCTTATAGCCTTCGATGTGTATGATAGAGCTAGTCTAGGATGGTTAGTCCTTCAATATAATAATATAGTTGATCCGACTACGGAATTAGTAGCGGGTACTCAGTTAACCTTACCGGATAGAGGTAGGGTAATTTATCAAATATTAACTAGACCTATAGGGACTTCTGTTAATGTCAATTCCGAGTAATCCTTTAGATGCATTTGGTAGCTATTCCATAAAACATCAATTAATAGCATTTCAATACGGTCAAGATGCATTTCAATATGGTATAAGCCAGCAAAGAGAAAATAATTCTTCGGATATACCAGAATCTGGTGAAAGTATATCCAATATTGGTAGAAATGTAGTAGTTATTAATGAATTTAAATCAACTGGTGTCGCAATTGAGCAGGCAGTATGGGATTTTGATTTTATTCCGACAGTAGGAGTTAGTACATCATCTAGTGTCGGAAGAATAGTTGTGGCTGATCGTTTGAGACCATACTCTTTTATTGATTTTTTAAAAATAACAGTTTTACGTAATTTAAACAAAGGTTTAGGAAACAAAGCTGGTACTTTATCAAGCATGACATTTATGCTTAGGACGTTTTTTTCTACAAACGAAGAAGACAATATTATTGTAAATCCTTACTTTTTTACTATAGATAGTATAGAATCTATACCTAAGAAAAATTCAATATCACCTATTCATCATATTTTAAACGTCATTGGCAGTATCAATAGTCTAGGCTTGTTAAAATCATTTGGTTCTATGCATCAGATTTCTATAACTCATAGAGATGGGAATATTCATAATGAGATTCCAAGTGGTAATGGTCGATCAGGCTTGAGAACTCGATCTGAAGAAAATTCTTCTAATCGGGCAAGACGTAAAAGTAGATTAGAAAAATCTAAGCCCATGCGCTCCTTGCAGGATGTTTTTCAAGGGTTAGAAGCTGATTTAAATCAGTTGGCTCAGCCTCATCAAGCTCAATTACAGAAATGGCTTCGAGAAATCCGCGATGATCATAAAGATAAAATTGTCGTAAGTCCAAAACAAACTAAACAACCCGAACCCGAAGTATTGCCTATGCGATTTACTATTGATCTAGACCGCGAGTATCAGAGCAGTGACTATTTAATTGATAATAGAAACATGCCGTTTGAGCAGCCTGATGTATCTCAATCTGAAAAGGGATTAACTGTTTTTCCAGTTAGATGTGGACAGGATTTATATAAATTAATAGACAATATAATGATGCTTTCTAAACAAGTCGGTATAGATGCATTAGATTTTAGATTTAGTTACAAAACTACAATCACGGCAATACGTGACCAAAACGGCTACAATATTAATGTAAAAATTAGAAAATATGCTGTTCCTAAAAACGAAGCTGACGAGAATACTGGACCGGGCTTGGCCAAAAGGGCACTTGAATTTGTTGTTAACGGCGGCGGAACTAGTCTTGTAGAAAGTATAGTAAACGGTTCCGACTCTAATTTAAATTCAGATGTGTTTGAATTTAAATCTATTTTGAATTACCGCGTAGGTGATCAGATGCTTGAAGAACAAGCTGAAAACACACCGGGTGCAAATATTGTATATGCTGATAGGGAGCAAGCTACGGCAGAGCGCCGCCCCGATATTCCATTTTTTCAAACTCTTTATAGCGGTATAAGGCCAATAATTGGTGCAGATCGTATTGATGGATTAGAAAGTGCGCAAAGGGCTGGTGATATCATGAACTTGATGGACCCGTACTCTTACACTCAAACTACTGATTATGAGCTTATAATTAGAGGAAATCCGCATTTATTGAGTGATCTTAACAGAAACCCACTGGATGTCGTCAATGATAATACAGGGCCTTGTTATCTTTATACAAAGCCTGAAACTAACCCCATGTATATGAAGCTTACTGTATTTTTGAGAAGTAAAGCTTCTGGAATTAATGATAATATTGATGACACTGAAATTGGACCATCATATTTTAATGACTTTTATCATGTAACTCATGTTGTTAATATGTTTAATAGAACTAAAGGTGGCATGAAATCCTTTAGACAGCACATTCAATTAAGACGCAGTGATGACTTAATCTAGCGACACATTCTAGCCTGAACAATAAATACACCAAAGGGTTACATGAATGTCAATAAAAACGTATTGGAAAATTGTCAACCCGCGAACGCCTAATGCATCTGTAACAGATAGCCAAGATATTGGCGGCAATCGCGGTCTATACGGCAACTACACATGGTATAACAGAATTATTCAGGGTTCAACGACCCGTTTGGTTCGATATCGTGAGTATGATGTTATGGATAATGATATCGATGTTGCTCGCGCACTTGATATTATTGCTGAAGAAATGACTGGCAATAATCCAAAGACACGTCAGCCTTTAGAAATACTTATTGAAGCTGGTGCTGAAGAACGTATTCCTAGTCATGTTGTGGCCACACTTAACTCAGCATTACGCACATGGTGTACAATTCACAATTGGCAGGGCGGTAGATTATTTAATATTGCCCGCAATACTATCAAGTATGGCGACTGCTTTTTCGAACGCAATAAGAATAAAGATAAGCCCAACCAGTACATACACCCCAAGCACGTTTTAGGTGCAGCCGTTGGTGAAGATGATCTAACTGACGTTCGTGGATGGTATGTTAATTCTGATTATAAAAAGCCAAATCAGTATCTTGGTTCTGGAGCAGCGTTTCAATCTAATGGTGGCATAAGCGATAATGATGCCAAAATTCTACCCAAAGAAGATGTAGTTAGATATTCATTGTTTGACGATATGGACGAAGAAGCACCATTCGGTGTTTCTATACTTCGCCCCATGTACAAAGTCTTTAAACAGAAAGAGCTTCTTGAAGATTCTATTCTAATATATCGCATTTCAAGAGCACCTGAAAAGCGTGTATTCTTTATTGATGTTGGAAATAGACCAGATCATTTGGCACAGCGTCAGCTTGAAATGTTTCGTAATGAAATTAAGCAAAAGAAGATTCCAACAAGATTTGGCGGCACATGGCAGAGTGAATCTGTTTATAATCCTCAGTCTATGAATGAAGACTTCTATTTTGCGGTCAGAGGTGACCAAAAAGGTTCTCGCGTCGAGACTCTACCGGGTGGTCAGGGTCTAGGTGAGTTAACCGAACTTGACTATTTCTATAGAAAGATGTTCCGTGGTCTTAGAATCCCATCATCATATTTGGGTACGTCTACGGATGATGGTCAAGCAATTGAAAACGAAGGCCGCGTAGGTGTGGCGTACATTCAAGAAATTAAGTTTGCACAGTATGTAAACCGTTTACAACGATTCATTGAAGACGTTATGGACCAAGAGTTTAAACGCTGGTTATATGAATCCAAGATAATTATTGATCCAACCATTTACCGTGTGGCATTGCCAGAGCCGTCAGATTATCATAAGTCTCGTGATATGGCTATGAACGGAGAGTTGTTGAATAATCTATCCTCTGCCGAGGGTGTTCCATACTTCTCCAAGAGATTTATTCAAGAGAAGTATGGCGGCTTGACGAAGGCTGAAATTAAGATGAATGAGCGTTTGCTGCGTGAAGAACGAGGTCTCGATCCAAACGGCGATGATCGCGATTTACCATTGATATACGCACCAGAAGAAGCTGAAGCAGGTGGATTTGATGGTGGTATTGGCGGCGGCGGTCTTGGAGGCGGTGGAATGCCTCCCCCACCAGCAGGCGGTGATGATCTTGGAGATAATCTAGAAGGTGATGCAGGCGCAGGTACAGGAGCCGGTGGTGAGGCAACACCTGCGGACGCTACGGGTGCCGCAGCAGGCGCTGCCGGGGCTCCGGGTGGGGCTCCACCGGCATCAGCGGGTCCAGATAGATCACCAACTCGCTAATTTTATCTGTAACTTAATCTCAGTACATAAATACCTACAGACAATTTAATTTGTTTGGAGCATTTATGAGTAATTCATTTCTTAAATCCGTGATGGACGACCGGGCTGGTCGTCAAATTGACGAATCATTTAGCAATTTTGTCAACGGTATTAGAAAAACCAAAAGTATAAAAGAGAGCTTTGACGACAAAGCTCTCACTGAGGAATTGGTTCTCTTTATTGAGAATGATTCCGAAATCAGTGATCAAATTCCTGCCGTTAAAAAGAATCTATTTCTTCGTTGGAAAAAGAATTCATATGACTCTCAATTAGCAGAGCGAGCGTGGTCTCGAATTGTTAAAGAGGGTGCATTGCAGTATGCCACAAAGATTGGGAAAGAGCCAAGACTTTGTGAGAGTTTATTTTCTGATGAAATATTAGAAGAAGCTGTAAGAATTTGTGAGCGCAAATATCTAAAAGACCTAAAAACAGGCAATGTTAATATGGAGGAACTCTTTGATGAGTGACAAAACAGAAAAAGATTACATTCGTGACACAGTAGTTGCGATTGCACGCGGTGATTTAGAAGTCGCAAGAGAATCAATCAATCAAGTTTTTACAAGCAAGGGCGCTCGCAAACTTGCAGAAGTTGATCAAGAACTTGAAGAAAGTATGCATACGCGCAGCAGGCGCAATATGAAGCGTCTCGGAAAAGGTAAAGCGCGTGCCGATTTTGGTAAAAAGCGTATGGACGAAATGAACGATACCGGCTCCGATAGCGGCGTTGTAAGTGGCAAGCATGATGACGATGCTGACGACATTACAGACAAGAAGGGCACTGTCAAGCAGTCTTCGGGAATTGATCACGATGACTATGAAGGTGAGCCAAGTAAAGTCTTTAAAGGAATGTCCGGCAAGAAAAAGGTTGTCGAAGAAGACTAAAACGGAATAATTCGATGAAATTGGATGAAATTTTTGGCATATCCGGTACGCGTATACCTAGAATACCTCGTAACTGGCCATTGACAAAAAAAGATGAACATATGTATTACGTATTCAGACAGGAAGCTCGTTTGACTAGTGATGATATAGTTTATTCCGATTATCGAAAAAAACAAATGCGAGCATTTGATGCATGGGGCGACATACCCAATCATTTTCATATTGGTATTATGTCGCCCCAGTCTTCATCTAATTTATACTGGCAGTTCGTGGCCGACACTATTGGCTTTTTGCGTCAGTTAGATAATGATCGCGTAGATGGTGATATTGATGCTACTGAAGATGAAATATTTCAGAGAATCAAAAATTACATAGCAGTTCGTGTTACAGGAAAGGTACAGACAATTTATCGCATGCCCAGAGATGCAAGATGGGAAGATGTGTTCCAAGATGTTAAAACTATGCATTTATATGCAGATGATACAACAGTTCAACTTATTATGTCCTTTGGTAATCCATTTACAGCAAGAGATAGTGAACAAGAACTTCTTAGTTTTACTATAGACGAACGTGAGCAAGACGAAAAAGAAGAAAAAGAACAAAAAGAAAAAGAAGAAAAAGAAAAAGAAGCTAGAGAACAGAAAGAAGCAGATGCTGAGAAGGCACGACAAGATATTAGAAATAAAGAAAGACGAGAGCGTCAGAAGAACAAGAGGCGTAGAAATATTTCTCCACCTAATTTCCCCAAAGGAGAAAATATTAGTCCACCTAACTTTCCGCAGGGGGATAAGGATTTAAAATGAAGCTATTTGAAATTAAAAATGTAAAGTCCGCTGGTAATAAAACTAATTTGTCTGGTGGTGATTTACCTAATGTTTATACATCCGATTCTACCAAAGCTTCTAAAGAGCCTCGTAAAAAGAAGAAGGATACTTACGGCGGTGTAGGTTTTCATAATACTCAGAATAATAATGATTCAATTGCTGGTGAAGGTGATCCAGCAGGCGATACTGGTACAGCGACTACAACTGGTGGGGACACTGGCGGATCAGTTTCTGGTGGAGGCGGCGATGCCGGAGGCGGTGCATCTGGCGGTGCTGGCGGTGCTGGCGGCGGTGGAGGTGGAGCATGAAATCTTCATTCAAGAATTTTTTAACAGAATACTATGAATATATCGACTTTGGGAAGTTAAGGACTAGGGAAGAAGACCCGGTTACGAAAGTACCGGAGGATGAAACCGCAATTAACAGGACAAAGTTGGCTAATGATAATAAATACGATAAAGCAGCTAAAAAAGAAGAAACAGGTGATACGAAAGACAATTATGACCTGAAGACTTTGATAGATTACTTACAAATAGCTGCTGCGAAAAATTGACAGGAGAAAACAATGACAGTCAAAACAATGAAGGAATCGCTACAAGAGTATGTCAATTTGGCAAACGAAGGCGATGAAGAGGGCGCAAAAGCTGCGTTCCATGGCTATGCTCGCGACAAGATTCGGGCAATGCTTTATGGGCTTGAAGAAAGCTCTGACACGCTAGCAGAAATTGCTGGTCTTCAGTTCGATGGTGATACACTTCTAATGGATGGTAAATCCATTGCAACTGTCACTGTTGGTGAGGATGATAAAGTTAAGCTTTGCTTCAACGAGTCTGATGATGAATACGAATTTGACAGCCTAGACGTATGTCTTGAGTTTGTTGTAAACAAGAAAGGCGTAAAAGAAGGTCGTGTTGAAGATGCAGTTCTCAAGCAGAAGGCTATGAAGCCAATGCGTGCTGCACGTTGGGCATATGTTCGTAAAGATCATCCGGGTGATGGTACACCGGGTGACTATGAAAGCGGCGATGAAAGCACATATAAAGATTCCATCAAGGACAAGAACAGTGGTCCAGCAAGTGACGGTAATTTGAAAGTTGGTAGCGAAGGTTACGATTCGCATGATGTTCGCACGAAACACGGTGATCCAGTACGCGGCAAAAGTGGTGAAGCAGCACACAACGTCGACACTGATCTAAAAGTTGGTAGCGAAGGCTATGACTCTCACGATGTACGTAAGCAACACGGTAGCTAAGTTTAATGCAGCAATTACTTATTGAAGAACTTAATCCACAGGATGTAAACCTGATTACGGAATCCAGAGTTGACCAGAATGGTACGAAGAAATACTATCTGGAAGGCATTTGGATGCAAGCTGATATTAAGAACAGAAATGGACGTAACTATCCTCTGTCTGAAATCAGCAATGCCGTAACCAATGCTGCTGCTTGCATCCAGACACATGGTGGAATTTTCGGTGAACTAGATCACCCACAGACACTAACAATCAACATGGACCGCGTATCTCACGTCATTCGTGAAATGCGTATGGATGGCACCAATGCCGTTGGTCGTGCTGAGCTACTTGACACCCCAATGGGTAAGATCGCTCAGACACTTGCAGAAAGTGGTGTTCGCTACGGTGTATCTAGTCGCGGTACTGGTGATGTAAACGATGCCGGTATGGTAGAAAACTTTCAGTTTGTTACGGCAGACTTAGTTGTAACACCATCCGCACCGGGTGCAATGCCACGCCCAATGTATGAAAGTCTACAGCAGGATATTCAAGGCCGTCAAGTCTTGACCCTAGCCGAGTCTGTCAAATATGATCCTAAAGCACAGAAGTATTTGAAAGAAGCACTTCTGCAAGCATTCGCGGATATCCTTAAATAAGAAAGGGGGCATAAGCCCCCTTTTTTATTAGTAATTTTGATTCGGTGAACCGAAACGATTCATTTCGGTATCACTGATATCTTCATCATTAAGTCCTTGAAATTCGTCGCCATCATCATACACATCGTCGCTAGTAAGCTCGTCATGCTTGGCATTGATGGTAGATAGCTCTTGTGCTCGCCTACGTTCTGCACTACCGAGCTTGATAGCAAGGCGAACAGCTTTTTCTCCAGTTTGAGTAAGATCGTAGTTGTGGTCCAGTAGATTTAATTGACGGAGTTCTTGCAAAACATCGTCCATTGCGTCACTAGTGTTTTCAAAGTCAAGCCGGTTATCATTGATTGCTCGAAGGGCAGCAATCTGTAGCGGGGTGAGTTCATCAAAATCAAGACGAACATTAACTTTGGTGACTTCACCACGATCCATTCTTTCTAGCTTCATTGCATATCTCCTTTACATGTACGCTGGTGTCGGATATAATCCGCGTTTTCTACAGGAGGAAACCTAATGGCACATCCGTTTGAACGAGTAGCGTTGTATGAGACTATCAAAGCTTCTCGAAAGGTGCAAGACAAAAATGAGGCAATTGGCTGGTCAACTACAGCAGTACTTGCTAAAATGATGGAAGAATGTGGCGAGTTCAGTGAAGCTACGCTGATAGCAATGGGCCTAACACGCCATAAAGAAATGGAAGTTGATGACCCACTGCTTGAAGCAGCCGATGTCATTATCTGCTTGATGGATGCACTGCAACGCCTGTATCCTAAGAAAGCACCAGATGAGCTTTATGTCTCTTTATCTGCTGCAATTGATAGAAAGCGCGAGCGTTGGATTGATGGGCCTAAAGGTGTAAATCAAACTTTTGAGCGTGAATATGGTGAGGTTCTAGAATAAATAGAAACACGACCCGTTGGCAGAACGGTCATGCGGGGTTCTCTAAAAACCTTGAAGCGGGTTCGACTCCCGCACGGGTCACCAATAAGGATCATAGCAATGGAAGATGAAGCAGAGATTTTTGAAAGATTAGAATTAGTTAACACCATTGAAAAGTATGGTGTTAAGCGGTATGTTTTCTCTTCATGCTATGGTACTATTTTCACTCTCAGTCTCAGTCAAGTTCATAAATTGATGGAAATTGTTGATCAAGAACTTCAACGAGAGTATCATCAAAAACGACAAGCTGAAGCCGACAGGATTAGTAACGAACTTTTTGGAGACAGAGATGGACAGCAAGATGATGTGGGAAATACTAGTCCCAACAGTGAGGAATGATGGAAGACCCTTCCGTACAAGATACCACAGAGTATGGGATTCTAAAGTTCGCGAGATTGCTGGCGGTCTTACTGTACTGAAACCGGCTATCGGCCAGTGGATGAATCCAGATGGCGTTCTTTTTAAAGAGCGTATGATCCCAGTGAGGATCATGTGTAGTAGAGAAGATATTGAGGCCATTGTTAACCTCACTATTAAATACTACGATCAGGAAGCGGTGCTTGCATATCGTGTTGCTGATGAATGCATACTTAGGTATGCTTAAAAATCCTAGCTTGCTAGGTCAGTTAAGGGGTAGAACGGATATCGGAGAAAAATAATGGATATCTTTTTTACCAGTGATCAACACTATGGTCACAAAAACATCATCAAGTACGCAAACCGACCGTTTGCATCTGTTGATGAAATGAACGAAACTTTGATCGAGAACCACAACAAAACTGTGGGCCATCGTGATATAGTTTGGATGTTGGGCGACTTTGCATTTATGCAACCCAACAGAATAAAGCAAGTTCTGCAAAGACTCAATGGTCAAAAGAACCTTGTTCTTGGAAACCATGATAAAGGGATTGCAAAGCATCGTAGGGAATATATTGGTGAAGGACTCTTCAACGCTATATACGATGCTAAAGAACTTAATTGGGAAGGACAGCATATATGTTTATTCCATTATGGCGGGCGAGTTTGGAACAAATCGCACCGTGGATCGTGGATGCTATATGGCCACTCCCATGGAAGTCTACCTCCATTTGGCAAATCGGTAGACGTTGGTGTTGATGATAAAAACATCACTGACGAGTATCGACCTGTATCGTTTGACGAAGTTAAAGCCTTTATGGCAACGCGACTTTTTCAGGCGGTTGACCATCATGGGGGTTGACAGCTTAGCAACACCCATCTAGGATGTGCCATAACTCAACTCAAGGAGATTGATTATGGCACGCCTCATTAAATCGGACAGTTTCCGATTCTTTATGTTTCTTCTGCTTCTACTCGTCTGCATGGCATATGCCGATGATAGCTATGCGGCTACTGTTGGTGTAAAAGTATCTGAGCCATTCGTAATTCAGAACGATCAAGGATATTCTGGTATCGCTGTTGATCTGTGGGAAGGAATTGATCACCGCGACCACGAATATATCGAATTTAAAACTATAGATCAGCTTCTTGCCGCTGTCGAAGACGGTGAGGTTGATATTGCGGTGGCCCCTATTTCTGTTACAGCGGAGCGTGCCCGCCATGTACAGTTCTCGCAGCCTTTCTATCAGGCCGGTCTAGGCTATGCCGTAACGGCTGAGCCGACAACTTCTGCAATTCTTTTTAGTGTAATTCCTAAACTTCTATACGGGATTGGTATTATTTTCCTTGTAATGTTGGTGGCTGGCTTTATTTTTGCCCTGATCGAACACAAGGATAATGATGATATTGAATCACACTGGACTAGTGTGTTTCGCGGAGTTTATTGGTCCGCAGCTACGCTTACCACTGTAGGGTACGGTGATGTTGCCGCTAAAACGGCTCTAGGACGCGCGTATTCAACTTTTGTAATGTGGGCAGGTCTCATCATTACTGGTATGCTTACAGCGGTTGTGGTGTCCGCAGTCAACCTTGAAACCGCAGCATATGAGTCTTTCAATATTCA